ACACATAGTCTTGGCAACAACATATTCTGAGATCTAAACTGGAGATGTGATATTGAACTTCTGGACTATCTAAAGACAACATGTCAGAAGGTAGTATTAAAGGGAAGAGCTGGAGCGGTCCAGTTGCTGGAAGATTTGTTGGCATGGTCCCGAGGGGGTGCCTCAGCAATGGAGCCAGTAACAGGCGTGCTACTGACTCAGAAAATATGAAATATCACAGATTCAGGGCACTGTTTCGTGAGGGAGCCTCTCAGAGTCCTCTAGAAACATGCTGCAAAAATCATAAGAGATTTGCAGCAAGTGCTATGATCAAGGGTGTTGTTGCTAGAACTATTGTAGCCAAGACCCGAAACTCAGGGGCGAAACACTCTTCAAATGAGAAGGTGTATTCGGTCAGGAGACTCTTCAGGCAGGTTTCATCAAACAGTCCTTCGAGGATTGTCCCTGTTAGAAACTCTGGTTGTAGATGGAAGAAAGTTTTGTATCACAGAGCAACTTTTGAAGAGTTGCCCAAGTCATACAAGGATCTTCCTAGGGCATTTCCCAGATTTAGCGATCTGGTCCGCAGGTTTGGATATGGCGAAGCAATAAGGAGAATAACATGCTATGCAGATGGTATTAGTGTTGCAAAGAATGAACTTGCTAGAACAATCAGAGCCAAATTTGCAAGGAAAGCCTTTTTGACGTCACAAAAGCAAGAGCTACCATTCCCAGATAGAGATGATTACGGAACGTGGAATGATTATCGTCAGGCTTTGAAGGAGAATCAAACAATTTGGTATCTGTGTAGACAACACTACAAGCAAGCATTCACAGAGTTGTACAACCGAGAGTTTAGGTATTGGAAGGGTTGGTGCAGTTTTACCACTGTCAAGCCGCGGATGCAGTGTGGTGACTGTGCTGAGCCTCTGGATAGCTTGGTTGCACTGAAGACTCCACCAGAGCACTTGGTCTGTAATGTGAAGAAGAATCTGTCTCAGAAGCTCACAAGTACTCTAGTTCTACCATGGTACGAGGGTTTCAACATGAAGGATTCTAGATGGGTAAAGTACCATGATTCACAAGTAGAGAAGAAAAGAAGAGCACTGGAGCTAAAGAAAAATCGAAAAGACAGATTTGGAATTAACAAAGAGGCCAAGATGAAAAAGGATATCGATGCTAATGCCAGACGGATAGTTATGTTGGGGAGAAATATAGCTCCGAGAGGGCCAAATTTCTGACCTGCGGATCGGACCGATTTATCGGGCACAAAGAACTACAATCTTTGATGTGAAAGAAGTTTTTCTATTAAAATTTCTTTCTCTTCGGGGTTTGTGGTGCCAAGGACTTTGTGT